CTGACATTTGCGCCACGGACACTGAAGCCCGCTTCTACGGCTAGGTTTTGTAACGTGTCTTGGCCCTCGCGGGTTGCTACAAGCTCCACGAACTTTACCTGCTTGCCGGTTAGTCGAGTTTCTTCGCTAACGCGCGGCCTCCCACGGCCCTTGGCTTTGTCAACGGCTTTCTCCATGCGGTGAATCTTATACCAAAAAATAGATCAAATAACAGCTTTTTTTAAACAGTAATCGCCGTTTGATTTTTTAGGTGATTGTTTGCGGAAAACCTGCACCTTCACACGTATCGCAGCCAGCGCGCCGTGGCGCGCGGATCGCGGATTTTGCAGCTCGTTTCGATTGGCGCGGATTAGCCTCAATTGTCCGGGGGACCCGAGCAAAAAAGCGCGGACCATGGGGCGCGGGTTAGATCGCGTACGAAATCAACTTCCATGGAAGTGAAAAAATGACTTCCAACATGGGGCGCGAGTCACGGTTCGAACCGCACAGTTCACAAACCGCGGGCCGCGGTACGTTTCGCACGGCCTCCGGGAGGCGGGCGGGGGCCGGTTGCACTCTTTTATTAGCCCAAAAAAAAGCCCGCGCATGGCGGGCTTGTGCGGCGGCTAGAACTAGGTTTTAGCGAACCGCGGATAGAACCCGTTTTCTAGCTTCTTAGTCTCCGGATTCAAATGGCGGCCGATACCGTATAGATCGTGCAAAGCGGCGATAGGGTCGGCAAGCATTCTATCGAAGTCTAGCGGGATAACTTCGTTTGCGGCCTCGACACTTAGGAATGCGCTAATCGGATCAACTCGCACAAAACTATCGTACTCGGGAGAAACATTACGCGCCGTCTTAATAAGTTCACTAATTTTTTGTAGAGACATTAAACTAACCCCGCGTCTTTAAGTTTGTTAATGCACTTGTCTAATTGTTCGCCCATCTTGATCAAATCCTCGCGGGCATTAACGGCCGCCCGTCGGCCGGTGGGAGTGTCGGCGTGATCTTCTATACACGCGCAATATATCCGGGCGGCGTTGCCCCATGTAATGGGGGCGCTTATATGTTCGATTCGTTTTGATTCCATTTTTTAAAACTCCAGTTTTAGTTGATTAATAAACCGCCTATATACTCGCATATATCGACGGCCGAATAAAGCGCACAAAAAAGCCCGCACGAGGCGGGCCAAAAGCTTTAGAACTTTTTAAAGTTTAGGCAGCGTTCGCGATTGTCTCCCATTGGTTACGCGGTAGGTTTAAAACGGTAGAGCCGTGAGAATACCAGTCGTCGACGTCGTCAGCGTCGACAGTGTGAGCGACGGCGGTAACCGCATTGACTAACGTCGCACGGCTAACGGGCTTATTCACGTATCCGGGTTGCTGTATGGTTTGCATAAAGCCCGCCATTAACGACTCGGTAGATTTTTTAGGGAGAGACAAAACCGAAACAACCGCGTCGACTACGGCCGTCGGATTTGTGAGCCCGTTTTCTACCGTATCGTTGTGAGCCCTTTTCATAACTTCAATCATCTCGTCGAAAGATTCACGCGACGCATAGGAAGCGACGATATCCCGGAGTTTTAATTCGAGGGCGCGATTGTCCGCGTCTTTCGTTTCTTGCTTTAGTAACTCCCATTGATCGCCGCCGCGGGCGCTCGTGACATGGGTGTTTCGAGTTTTATTCTCGGTTTGCATTCCATTCAAGCAAGCCAACGTCCAAAACATTTGGGTTACCGATACCGCGCCGTTTCCAGTTTCGCTATTAGATAACGCGATACCGTTAGCCATATGATCACCTACGGCCGGTTCGGCTAATTGGTTCCGCGATTTTAAACGAAGCGATAAACGCTGATCAGTTACGCTGCCATTGACTACTTGCCATGCCGCCGGGCTGTCGATCAATTGAGGCAACGAAGCCCGGATCAAATCAGCGTTATCGAAAGTTTTGAACTTGTCCGACACTACCGCCCGCAATAACGGCCGCTCGCCGTCGAAAGTTCTAAGCATTTTATTCTTCGGTTCAGTTTCGAAAATCTTATTCATGAGCGCATCAAATTCGGGCGCGTAGTTATCGCGTAACCGCCGGGCGGTCCTAACATCAATTTCGGCGGTCCCGGAGAGTTGATTAAAGGCAACGTCGTTAGTTTCGAAAGTTTGCGTCGGAGTTCCGCCCGTGCCTTCGAGAATTACGTTTGTATTACCTTCGCGCGTCTCGATATGCATGGCATTTGTAGGCGCGATATAATCTTGTTTCCGGGCTTCCTGATTATCGATAGTTTGAAGAATTGATTGAAGCGTACCTTTCGCATTTTCGATTGTTACATTTTCCATTTTTTAAAACTTCCTTTTTAGTTGTTCGGGGTGCGGTAACCCCGAGATTTATTAGCCGCACTACGAATACTATATAAGACAATCTCATATGTAAACTTTTTAAAACTTTGATTATGCCGCCGTTATTCGTACTCGAAAGCCCATTCCGGTATTGTTTGAATTATCGGTATTTTTTTAAAAAACCGTTTCTCGAAAGTCTCCCGGTTAGAATCGTCTATTACGAAAAGCTTATTAGACTCGCTCCTAATTAGTGCCGGGCCTTTCGCCTTTAGTCCTATAATTTTGCCGGGAGAGTTTAAATTGATTAAATCGGATTGGTCCCCATTGATCACGCGCCGCCCCAAAAATATGTCTGGCATTGGACCCCGAAAGACGGCCGCAATCGGGACGCCAGTATCAAAAGCTTTTTTAACTTGATTATGGTATTTCGCCGCCCCTGAATAACTGAACATCAAATTATAGTTTTCTGGAGTTTTTAAAAGTCTAGCCGCGCGTTTTGTGTAGTCGTAAAAATTCAGCTCCGGGAATTCTTGCGGAATGCCGAAAGTCTCATAGGCAATATCGGATATTGTGTTTAACCGAACCCAACCCACAACCCCGGTCTTTTTGCAAAGTTTTAAAAAGTTCGAAAGCTCCCGGTGCAATTGCTCTAGAAATCTCGCCTCGTCATTTTTAAAAAATTCAGTCTTTCGTTGCCGGGCTTCGTTTACGCTGTCATATACATTAGCCAAGCCCGCATCTTTCAAACAGGCTTCCATACAACCGGCCGCTTTGCTACCGGGACAAATGACGTTATCCGGATACATTGATAATTGCGCTAGTCGGATCGCGCCGCCGAGTTTCTGCGTCTTTCTTACTTTCGAGTTACCGTTTCCCGTATCCAATAGTTTCATAGCCATTTTCGCTCTTCCTTTTTAGTTGTATAAGAATACTCGCATACTATTAAAAAGAAGTAAACAAACCGGGGCTTTTTAAAAAAGCCCTACCTACATAGTACTTTTCAAAAATAAATACAAAATAAAAAACAAGATCTCCTGAAATCTCCTATGTGAATAAGCGAATTAACAAAACCGCCCCACTATGAAACAACACTGGGACCGGACCGGGACGCCTGAAAGCCGCGTATTTGCTGGCTAATCCCACAAGTCCCACCAGTACCGCCATTTTTGAAATTATTTTTTTTAAAAAACTAATTTAGTTGAGATATCTCTTATTAGAACGCGAATTAACGAAAAACCTTTCTTTTTATATGCGAGTGATCATATACTCGGGCTTTAACTAAACGGAGCAAGCTAGTGTTTTGGATTCTCGATAAACTTTTAAAATTTTTTAAACCCCCGCGGCCCGAGGTCAGCGAACGACTAAAACAAAAACTTGAACAGCAACGCAAGAACCGTGAAACGCGGCCCGAGGTCGAACCCCAACCCAACTATTTAAACGGAGAAAACTCATGAAACCGAAAACCCCTACTTCTTACGACATCCCTTTGCCGCCTAATGCCAGTTGGGAAAGCTGCGCTCGGATCTATACGGCGTACCTGATCGATTCGGACGGAGTGAACGAAACCGACTTATTAAAAGCGCGGGAAGAAGTGATCGAGATGGGGCGGGTTTTGGATCAAATAACCCGACTAGGGAACCGCAGCCCTTATTAGCCCAAGTCCAGGGGTAATAAAAAGGTATACGACGTGTTGCATATCTATTTAAATACCCCTATTATCAATGACCGACTTGGAGAAATTAATGGAAAAGATCGAGATAAAAATCACGTTGTCTGAACAAGAAGTCCAAGAAGCGTGGTCCATGCTGCGAGACATCCAGTCCACTCTCCAAGAGATCAACAACAAGCTCGATGAGCTACAACTAAAGGACAAGTAATGGAACTACTCATACCCGCGGTCAGCAAGACGTTGACCAAAACGATGATCGACAAAGGCAACCCAGACTGTTTTAAAGAACTGGTCCGCTTGGCGCGGTTACTGGGAGTCGATTTCGACACCATGACCAACGGCAGCAAACAAGAGATGCCGCTGCACTTTACCGACGGCACCGAAACGACAATCAAGTTCTATGTCGTAACCGGTAAGAACGGACGCAAGGACAAGCGTTACAACATCCCCGCTCCTGTCCTACGTGAGCAAGCTGCCGAGGGTGATACGGTAGCGTTTACTTTCAAGCACGATGCGGCGGGTAATGTCATGTTGTGTGCCAATGTCCCCCGCAATCCAGAGTATGCCCATTTGACCACCGACGAGATCAACGTCACTGCGTTGCAGGAGGCGGTGTAATGGAAAAGTTTTCAGTGGAGCAAGACTCCGAACACGTGATTTGGGTTACGTTTAAGGGTCAACTCATCCGGATAGAGCAAGACGTGGAATACAACGACGGCAACATGCTGATAACGGTTCATAAGGATGAAGATTCAGCACCTCACGCTAAATTGATTGTGGACAGCGAGGCTGCGGAAGAAGATACCGAGGCGTTTGACAGGGCATTCCCGGAGTTATCCAACGCAGCAGCGGGATTGATGGCGTTGAAGGCCATGCAGGACGCGGATTTTGGCAGCAAGATCGCGGACATGATCATCGGGCCTTTGGAAAAATGACGTTCGTTGAGCTTTGCGAAGAGTTTCAAGCGAAATACGGGATCGACGCTCTCGGCATGTCGATCCTTAATATTAAAAAACACATCAGCACCGAGGACCGTGCGCGGTTGAACGCTGTACTAAGGAATGAAAAGGGAAACAACGAAGATGGAAGTAGCGAAATTTGACGTGTCAGTGGTCTATAAGACCGACGACGGGTGCCATCAGCGCACAATAAAAGCAATACCAATTTCTGAAGCACAAGTCCACGTTCCCGTGGGCGCGGAATTGATCTCAGTGGTGGCAACCCGCCGCCGAAACCACCAACTTAAACAGGAGAACTAGAATGGTTTTAAAAAGTGAAATGGAGAAGCAGAACGAAGAGTTGACCAAGAAAGTCAAGCGACTAGAAAACAAGGTCAAAAAGCTGAACTCTAAAATAGAAGAAGCGACTTCAATGGAGGAGTTTCGTATTCAATCGCAGCGTCGTCTGTACAAAGAAACAGATGATCTGAAAAACAAGCTTTTCGAACGTGAGCAGCAGCTTGACGCACAGGAAACGAAAGGCCCTATCTTCCAGGTTTGTGATCCCTCGATGCAGTATGTACATAAACGCAGGGACATGGGGGTGGATATCTATGTAGAGCGACATAATAGCGAAGAGAAATTTTTGCTAACTCGGATTCCAATTACGTTTGACTACGACGTTTATCACTCGATGTCGTTTGAGGAAAGGGCAGCAATCGTGAACCCCTTGGTTTGTGGTTTAAGACAGTTTTACCACAGGTCCGACGAGCCAATTGTTCATATCGAGTCGTCAATTAATGAGATGTATTGGACCGAAGAATGACCGATTTAAAAATAGAAAAAAATGTTCCTAACGTAAGGTTTTGGAGGCTTGAGTGACCTGGGTAATTGTTTTACACAACGCGAAGAAGCATGGACGCTCCAAGGTCCGTGGTCTTTTCGCATCCAAAAAAGAAGCAAACAACTTTTTGACAGAAATGACGTTGAAAGGTAAAACAGATGATGATTTTCCAACGGCAGAAATTTGTGAATTGGAGAGAAAATGATGAGCAAAGAAGAATGGAGAATGTTGACACAACTGTTGGCAGTAAAGAACATTTTGGATAACCCTGACATCAGCGAGTGGGCTAGAACGTATTGGACTAGGGTCTACGTTGAGTTGGTGGCTGACTGAGATGTCAAAGACAAAAGAAGAACAGAGTAAAGAACTTGATGATCAAGTGGCTGCGTTTTTAAAAAAAGGCGGCGAGATAGAACAGGTGGATATCACGGTTTCTCAACTGAAAAGCCTGACGGTATCGCGTAAGTTTTTTGCTAAGACACACTATCTGGTTGTGAACAACCACCAAAAAAGGAACTAAAATGGAATGGGATAAGAAGACTGATGAACAATACAACGCACACATGACGGTCATGGCTGGCGGCGATATAGAAAATGAGGTTCATTTGACCGAAAACGAATGGGTCATGGCTACTGGCGCGATAGGCGATTTGATTGATTTGTTGACCGGGGAATCCGATTTGGAGTATTTGAAAAAAGAATATGAAGGAATTGTTCCCGAGGTAGAAAGTTTATTAATAAAAATGTTGGATGTGGAAGGTTTTGATAACTGTGGAATGCCCGAAAAATCCGCGAAAGATTTAGAAAAACTCACCAAAGAACTTCAAGCCTGGAAAATTCATTATAACAATTAAGCCCGTTTTGACCACAAGTGGGCCAATCTTGCTCCGAAGGGTAAGCCTACCCTTTGGTCAGACCAACCATAGCACTTTAAAGTAAAAAAAGGGACCGGGCCTTAACTTCGGCAAAGCTAAGGCCCGGCTAAGGAATGCCCGAGCGGTGTTAAGACTCAGGTTTGTCTTGAGACGAAAAGGTATTGGCTACCCTTCTAAAAGAAGCTAGGGGGCTTCTTCTATCTATAAACTAACAAATTATCCCGTCTACGGCAACCCGGACGGGAACGGGCCAACTGGGTCGAAGTAGACCCCTGCCTCTACTTTTCTGCCGAGAAAGTAGTCAAACCATTTTGATCGATTTCTGCCGCTTCAGCAATGCGATCTTCCTTCCATTCTTTGAATATTTTACGCAACTGGCCGCTGATCGAACGATCTTCCATCTGCGCAATTTCTTTGATCTCTCGGTACACTGGCACCGGGACCAAAACTGACTTCCATTTTTCTGTATCCATGCGTGAAGTATAAGACCGTATGCGAATTATCGCAAGTCATTTCACCTCTTTTGTCTCGCCCCAACTGGGTCCGAGGTCAATGTCGCATTTATTGGGAACCCTGAGTTCAATAGCGTTTTCCATGACTTCTCTAATCCGTTTTGCGTGGGCCAAGTCCTGCACACTGCAGCCTAGTTCATCGTGTACCTGAAGCAGAGGTCGTTCTCCCGCCTCATATAAGTCCACCATAGCCTGTTTGGTCATATCCGCTGCAGAAGCCTGTATCAGGCGATTCAATGCCTTGTACGTGTACGCACGGCGCAGGGGCGTAGTATCCCCGTAGGCCGCCTTCGCTTCCTTCTTCGGCATCGCTTTCTGCAGGTCATAGCCTATCGGCTCATACATGTTGAACCGGCATTTGCGTCCCTTGAGTGAACGGATCGCGCCATCTTCTTTCTTGTCCACGCTGCGTGATACGCCAGACATCAACTGCTTCACAAACGGCACTCTGGAGTGGTATTGCTCGGTCAGGCTTTTAGCCTCGTCAATATCCAGGTCTAACTGTTCAGAAAGCTTTTTAACGCCCATGCCGTACATCATGCCAAGATTAATCGTTTTGGCCTGTTTGCGTGGAATCTGAGCCATCTCGGCTACCATCGTATGAAAGTCTGTCTCAGGGTCGTTGGTGTAGGCATCAACAAACTCTTTGGCTCCGCCCAGTGGTGAACCCTTCCACTCACCAAACACCGAAGCGTAATGAGTCAAGATCCGTGGTTCTTGCTGCGAGAAGTCTATAGCCGCCCATTGCTCGTCTTCTTCCGGGAGAAACAAACTGCGGATCAAGGGACCGAGTTCTGGATCACGAGCCGGGATCTGTTGCAAATTAGGATTAGCCATCGACAGTCGGCCCGAAACGGTGCCCCCACCGTCAGATCGTAACTGGTTGATGTGCCCGTGGATGCGTCCTTCTTTGGACACATACTTCATAATCGAAGTGACAAACGTGCCTTGGATCTTGTTCAGGTTACGCGCCTCTACTACGAGCTTGGCAAAGTCATGCGGGTGCTCGGACAAAAAGGACTTGGTAAAAGACGGCTGTCCTGTCCCTGTCCTAGCATACTTAATCTTGAGCTTGTCAAATGCCTTGGAAAGTGACGCGGCCGCCCAGATCTCGACATCCTGACCGGCCATGTCCTTGATCTGTTTCAGGATAACCTTCTCTCGTTTTAATAACTCTTGCTTAGTGCGCTCGCACTTCTCCATGTCCACCCGGATACCCTTGAAGGTCATGTCTATAAGGCACGGAGTCAGTCGCGTTTCAAGATCGAAGACCGTGTTGAGGTTCTCCTTGCTGATCTCGACGCGGAAAAACTTGTATAAGTCAAACGCTAACCGGGCGTCTTGCTCGGCGTAAGGGCCCACAAACTGGCTAGGCAGCTTCCATAGCTCGGCCTTGGGGTCCACCCCAAAGTCCACCGCCGCTTCGGTCAGTAACTTTTCTGACTTGGCTTCGCCCAAGTAATCGTAGGACAAGGCGTTAAGTGAGTAGGAAAATCGGTTCTCGTCCAAGAGCGCGGCCATAATCATTGTGTCGATGATAGGACCGTTAACCGTGGTCCCCAGTGCTTTAAGCCAGCCCAAGTCATAGGGCGCGTTGTGCATGATCTT